GATAATGACTGGGATACTGAGAATGCTAAGTACAAGGCGACTGCTCGTTACAGCTTCGGCTGGACCGACTGGCGTGGTGTTTACGGCTCGCCGGGCGCTTAAGGAGATAACACATGGCTAGCTTTAGTTCGACTCAAGTTGGCCTGTCGTATCCAAAGGCACGCTGTCTTCTCACGAAGATCGTGCCTATTGCTCGTACTGACAGTTCAACTGTTAAGTGTGTTATTCCTAAGGATGCAGTGATTGTGGGGGTTCACGTTAATCAAAACGTTAATGCTACCACGGCTGCAGGTTCTTTTGTACTGGGCTGGTCGGGTTCTACCTCGGCTGTGCTCAGTGCATTTTCGATGGCAACGACTGCTGTTGGTTTGGTTAATGCTGGTACCTCTATGGGTTCTGGTACTTTTGCTAAATTGACGGAAGACAAAACTCTTATCGCTACTTATACTGTCGGCAGTTCGACTGCTGGTGGCACTGGGTATGTGGTTATTGATTATTTCGTTGCTGGTCCTGGAGAACAAGTGGATGACTAACGTCATCTAGCCCTAACGGGCCTATGGGGGTGCAAGGCCCCCTTCTTACATTTTTTGGAAGGGAATGGAAATGAGTGAAAATGTCTTTGTAAAGAGTGGTCGTGTTCTTAAAATTGTTCCTGAAGGAACTACCAGTACGTTTACTGGTGCTTGGATGTTTAAGGATGCCCCCAAGGCAGCTATTCAAGTTGTTGCCACTGATGCGGCTACGGTTGTATTTGATGTAAGTAATGATGGTGTAAATGCTGTTGCCACGGTGCTCGGCACTGTGACACTGGCTGCTGCCGGTAGTGATGGTTTTACTACGGATGCTCCTTGGAAGTATATTCGTGCTCGGGCTACCGCTAATGCTGGAGCCCTTTCTATTTATATGAGCGTGTAATATGACTATTACTACAAATCCGGTTATTGCTGGAACTTCTGGTTTTACTGGTCCCCAAGCATCTGCTATTTATTCTGCTGCGCCACAGCGGTACAGCATCGGAATCGCCGTCTTCGGAGACAGTCACTCCAGCAATGCCGTTTATACGGATGGAACATCGCCAGACGGCCTGAGTGTCCCGGCTTGGTTTGTGGACGGCGCGACTAACAACTACTGGCGCGCGTGGGGCTGGCCTGCGTGGGTCGGGCCGCTTTCCATGCAGCGCGCTCGCGTCGTCAAGTCCTGGGCCAGGCAGACCAACGGCCTGCTGTACGCCGGCACCACGCCAGTGGGCGTGCCGCTGTCGGTTCAGGTGACGCAGGCGATGGCCGATCCGCTGTGGGCGCAAGTTGATCGCGCTGCAATCTGCATCGGGTTCAACGACATTGCATTCACCATTGCCGAGTGCGTTGCAGAGCTTCTGAAGCAGATCAGGCGCATGGGCAAGCCAGTGGACCTGATCACATCGCCGCCGCGCAGCGATGCCCCAAACACCGCCACCCAGGGCGACGGCATGCAGGGCTGGGCTTGGATGGCAACGTGGCGCAACGCGCTGCGACAGATCGCAGACGCCTCGGGCGGCTGGGTTCGATGGATTGACGGCTATGGAGCCATAGTCACGCCAACCACAACGCCCCCCGTCTACGCGGCATCGAGAAGCTCGGACACGATCCACCCAAATAGTGGCGGCGCATATCTAATCGCGGACGCATATGTGCAGTCTCTGTTCCCCAGCGGCATCGGTGGCGATTTGGACATTTGGCCGACAGCAAGTTACGCGAGCACCAGCGGCGCCAATAGCGTGATAGACCAGGGGTTTGCAAATCCCACGTTCGCCACGGCCAGCGGCGGCACCGGCACCGGCACCATTGCCGGCAGCCTGACCGTAACCAACAGCGGCGCCACGCATTCAGGTTCTGTTGGCGCCTGCACCATCCCCGGCGGCGTGGGCAACATGCAAACTCTGGCCATCACCGCCAGCGCGGCCGGTGATTACGTCAACGTGGCGGGCGCCACGGTACACGCGGCCGGCGGCACGTTCCTGGCCGCAGGTGACAAGTGCTTTGCCCAGTGCCTGCTGCGCGTCAACAGTGGCGGCATCTACCCCCGCAACATGCGGCTGATCAACATTGGCACGCAGGGCGGCACAAACTATTTCAGCACTCTGTTTGAGATCGACGCGACAAAGGAGGTGGCCTTGCCGCTGACTGCGACACGCACGTTCTTGCTGCGCACGCCCGTCATCACGATGCCGAGCGGTGCAGCCTTCAGCAGCCTGACGCCGGCCCTGCGTCTTACGTTTGCTGCGGCTGGTGCCTGTACAGTTGATATTAGTAATTTTGAAGTACGGCGTCTGCGGACAGGAGGAGCGTACTCGTGACGGAATTTGTAACAACTCAATGGCTTGCCTTAGGAGCTGTTTCCATAGTGATATGGTTTTTAAAAAGAACTATAGATAAACTAGAAGCTCGTTTAGATCACTCAGAGACAGAAATACAAATAATTAAATCTGAGTATCTTCATAAAAGTGACTTTAAGGACTTTAAGACCGAACTTCGTGGGATGTTTGAAGAAATTAAAACTGACATTCGCTCCCTACAAAAACCATGATTGGGGTATGAATGACTTATTTTAAATCTGGTGGGTGGAATGCTCTCTGTGATGTCTGTGGCTTTAAGTTTAAAAGCAACGAACTGAAGAAACGCTGGGACGGCCTGATGACTTGTCAGGCCGACTTTGAACATGATCACCCACAAAAGTTTCTACGAGTTCGTCCAGATAAAATTTCAGTTCCTTGGGTTAGAAGTAGGCCAGTAGACGTTGAAGTGTTTGTTTGCACCTTAGCTGGAGCAACGGCATTCGCTGACATTGCTACAGCAGACTGTGCTAGAGCAGACATTGTCTGGCCCTCTTATAATGATTTAACATCTTCTACGTAGGACACTATGACTACAAGTTCAGTAACTTCTTGGGAACTCAATAGAAACCAACTTGTGGAATCAGCCTATCGTAAGATTGGTCTTCCAGGAGAAGGCAACACTCTCTCAGCAAGTCAATATGCTGATGGGACAGAAGCATTGAATGGTGTTATTGCTTTAGCAGTAACTAATGGGATGCCTCTCTGGAAGCGTATTACTTCCATTGTGGCAACTAATGCTACTTCTCAGGTGTATACACTCTCCAACGCTGTTAAAGTAATGTCTGTCTTCCTAGCAGATTCTGGTGGGGTTAAGTATGAATTGGGTAATAAGAGCCTTTATGATTTTAATCGGCTACCTACTAATGCAAGTGGTGTTCCTGTTCATTGGACTTGGGCACCATCTATTGAAGGCGGCACGGTTTCTATTTGGCCGCTAACCGCTGACAGCTCTACTGTTAGTACCAAAACCCTCCATATCATCTATCAAAAAGAGTTTGATGGGTTTACTACAACTACCACACATACTGCTGACTTCCCTGCTTATTGGACTCTAGCTTTGGTGTATAAAACTGCTCTTCTTCTGGCTCCTGAAAACGGTGTTCCTCTTGAAGACCGGAAACTGTTGCTGGCAGAGGCTAACAACTATTGGAAAGAGGCTTCTGACTACGGCGATGAGGATGGTAGTTTCTTTATTACTCCTGAACGGAGAGGGTGATGGCATTCAATAACAACCCACAGTTTAGTACATACAAGCAGGAAACAATTAAGTTTGATGCTACTCCGCTATATCGTGTGGGTGATTTGTCTATTCAACGAGATAGTCAAATTATTAACATGTACTATGAGCGGATTAGCCAGGAGAATAAAACTAGGGAAGTATATTTAAAGAAGCGTCCTGGTCTTTCTGATACGACATACTCTTTGTCTAAAGCCTCCGCTAGTGATATTCTTCGTGGAAGTTACTACGACTCGAATCAAAACACTTGGTATTGGGCTGTAAATAATAAAGTATATTCAGTTTCTCCTGATGTGGGCACGACTATTCGGACAGTAACCACTTTAGCAACCTCTTCTGGTTATGTGGGCTTTTGTTCATTCATACAGGCTTCTGGAGTTCGTCTCACGATAATTAGTGATGGCACTGATCTTTGGGTGGACAATTATGCCACAGTGACCTGTACTGAAGTCACCGATGTTGATCTACCGACTCCCCATGAACCCTGTCCTGTTTATCTTAATGGGTATGTTTTTCTGATCAAGAAGGATACTGGAGATATTTACAACTGTGTAAATGATGATCCTACCTCTTGGGAACCTGATGAATTTATCCAAGCAGAAATTTACAGTGACTATGCTCTTAAACTAATTAAAGCAAAAAACTATTTGGTTGTGCTTGGAAAGAATAGTACCGAGTATTTCTGGGACGCGGGGAATGCTACAGGCAGTCCTCTCTCTCGTAACGACTCACCAGTGAGACAGGTTGGGTATATTTCCAATCTCTGCACTATCGGTGATACGACTTATTTTGTTGGACAAGAATTAGGGCAGAATATCTCAGTATTTTCTGTGAATAGTTTCAAGATTGAATCTGTTTCCAATCCAGTGGTAGATCGTACATTACAGCCGTTCTCTTCAACACAGAATACAAAGGGTGATGCTACTCTACGAACAGATGGATACAGCATCTCTGTAGATGGGCATACATTTTATGTAGTTGTTGCAGGACAAACTACTTGGTTCTATGATGTAAATGAAAAGATGTGGTATGAGTGGAAAGGGAGTTCTGGCACTGGACTTGCTATTGAAGGTGTCTTTAGTATGTTTAATGGTGGGTGTTATCTAGCCATTGCTGGAAAGGCCACTATCTCCACGCTTTCTCAGAAAGTATACCAAGACTTCTCTTCTAATTTTACATGTCAATATGGCACTGAAGACTTTACTTCAGATACTATGAATTGGAAGGTATTGCATAAGGTATATCTTACCTGCTCCAAGTATCTCAGCACTGGAACCTCGAATGCTGTGTTAGAGTATAGTGTGGATGACTGGAGTCCCGATGGCGTGGTAGGAACTCGGAATATCAATGTGTTTAGTAATAGTCCGTTTGCCACCCGCTTTGGTAAGTTTAGAAACATCAGTTTCAAGATTACTTACACAGACAACTATCCTTTCTTTATGTCTCAACTTATTCTTGATTTAAATGTGATGGGAATTTAATATGGTAAGTAAAACCTGGGTTGCTGGAACAGTTATCGACCATGAATGGTTGCAGGATGTTGATGATTTTGTTTATGCTGGTGTAGGAAGTGGTAGTTTTGGGGCAAATGTAATTAGCTTTGGTGCCGACCCTACTGGAGTAGCGGATTCAGCCCAAGCATTTCGTGATGCCATAGCCTCTTTAACCACGACGGGTGGTGTGGTCTATGTTCCTCCTGGGTTGTATAGATTAGCTACATATGACTCCTCTTATGAGGTGTCTAAAGACCAATGGGCCACTTTTGTATTAACCAGTAATATAGAAATTGTTGGAGAAAAGGGTTCTAAACTCTGGCTGGATGGTGCTACGCTAATCACGATTCCACTTTTTGCATATAGTGGTAGTTATAATCGGTTTGATACCATTGGTGTCGCTCGTGGTGCCCAGAACTGTGCTGTTCGTAATTTAGAGTTTACGACTAACGGCTGGGTATTAGACCATGGGTTTCGTTCTTGTTTAGCTGTTAATGATAATGGTGATTATACGGTGATGGAAAACCTCCGTTGTGTGGACATGCCCGGACGGAATGTCATTGTGGTGGGTCAGGTCTACCAGCCGGTCCCCATCACCCACCCGACCTTTACTACAAAGCCTCGTGGCACACGGATCAGCCGCTGTGTATTTTTGCAGGGTGGGAGGAATATCACTGGTAACACTCTTAGCGACGACCTTTCGTTTATCTACACTCACGGGTACGATATCCTCATTGAAGGTTGCACGTTCAGGAACACTTCGGCGGCGGTGCACAACTGCGGCGGCATTGAGATGCACAGTTCCAGTTCGCGCACGGTGAACTGCTATTTTGAGAATCTCTGGCCGGCTATCTTCACAGGCTGGCAGGATGTGGACACGCTCGGGGCGTTTGTCAGCACCTCTGTTGGAAACAAGATCCTCAACAACACAATTATCGACTGCAAGGGCGGCGTCTTCCTCGTCGCCCCGCATAACGACCTGGAGATCGCCGGAAACTCCTTTATCAATGCTGGCGTGCCGAATGCGGATGGTCTGCTGCCCATTGGTACGACCCGTTTGAATACGACAGGCAAGTCCTCTGGTGTACAGTACAGTGTACAAATTCACGACAACACGTTTATGCACAGTCAAGTCTTCACTGATGCCAGATACCAGCGGAGTCAGATTGCTGTGGCTGGTCTACAAGGCGCAGGCATCAATGATAACTTGTTCAGCGGGATTTCCGAGCCGATAAACTTGCTACTGGCATCGGATGCGGCCACAGACTCTGTCGTGGTTACTGGGAACAAGCAAGTCTACCCCTTCGCCACGCCAGCTTACACGACGGGCCTGCTCATCATGGGCGGATATGACGGGAGTTCGGGGGCGTGGACTGGAACCTACTCCAACATCTTCTTGAAGAACAACACCATCATAGCAGCTCCTGGAGACACGCTGAATGCGATGATGGTCTGCGCGGGAGACGTGGCGCACACAACTTACACGGGCTGCGTCAAGGAGTTCAATAACACTATTAACTGCCCGAATACGCTCAGCGGCTCGATGGCGAGTTACATCAAAGACCGTGATGTTCCTTGGACAAGCTACAACCCAAGCTGGACTGCGAGCGGGGCGGTGCCATTCCTTGGGAACGGGTCCGTCGTGGGCAACTACATGCGGATTGGTGACACCGTCCGGGGGACAATCACGTTCACCGTTGGGACAACCACCCTAGTTGCCGCGTCAGCTAACTGGTTTTTCTCACTGCCTGTCCTCGACTACTTCGCTGGTAATCCCCAAATGTGCGGAGTCTTCATGGTTCAGCAGGGCACAGGCGCGATTCCGTCGATGACCGGAGTCGTGCGGGTCAATGGCGGGAACCAGAAGGTTGAGATGTTCTACGACAAGGTGACCGCGTTCAATTCGTCAACACTCACCCAGCTTCAAGAGACATCGCGGACCTGGGCGAACGGTGACAGCATCCAAATTCAGTTTGAGTATCAGGCAGCATAACTTATGGCAGATATTCTTCCTCCTGCCCCAGTCGATGCTCCGTTCGGTGGGTATGCTTGGGCTGATTGGTACAAAAAGGTTCGAGACAATATTAATGCTGCAACGAGTGTGGTGTGGTCTGCTATTACAGGGACTCCTACTACCTTAGCTGGATATGGTATTACGGATGCACAAGCTAAACTTACTAACTCAGCGTCGTTGGCAGCAAGTATTTCAGACGAGACTGGCACAGGTAAACTAGTCTTCAATGACACACCATCTCTTATTGCTCCATACATTGGTGCTGGCACTGGGTTTACTTTAGCTTTGATGGCAGACATCACAACGGGTAGTACACGACTACACAAAACATCCGTGAATTTAGCTAATGGGGCTGGGGCAGCGGCAGGTACTCTAGGGAATGCCCCCACTGCAGGAAATCCGACTAAATGGATTTCTATTGATGATAACGGGACTATTCGATACATTCCCACTTGGACTTAAAGGAATAAAAATGAGCTTTCTAAGCGACCTGTTTACTGATCCCGGAACTTCTTTGAGTAACGCTTGGAATAGTTTCACACAAATTCCAGGCTCTCCTGAGGCTGTTACCCAAAGTGTGTACAACGGCATTGAGGGGGACCAGTCTTGGAATCCTTACTCTGAGGGTGCTTCTGTGTGGGACCAGGGAGCCTTGGGTTCTAAACTCTCCGAAGACCCTAAGCAACGAGCCGCTGGTCATGCCGTAGGTACTGCTATTGGTAGTTATTTTACTGGTGGCCTCCTTGGCAGTTATTTAGGTTCTGCTGGCGCTGGGGCTGCAGCTAATGGTGCTCTATGGAGTGGTGCTCAAGCTGCCGGTACTGGTGGTAATGTAGAGAAGTCTATGCTCCGTGGGGGTGTTAATAGTTATCTTGGGTCGTACATGCCTG